TATAATCGAAGTATTTCACCTGCGTTTAGAAGCTATTCTATAGATTATCATTTTGAAGGATCGTAAGCACTCACTGAACTTTGTCTTCATATATGAAAATTTCTGAACTTGATAAGCAATTTCTAAAAGCATAAAAATGGTTTGTTTTTCTTTTCCGATACGTTTATCTGACGGTAGGAAGAACAGTCATCTACGAGGAAAATTTGGAAAAACTGAAGTGGTAAAATCTTTCTTTAGAAAGAAAAACTTAGTAAGTCTAAACTTTAATAGTTTAGTTACGACTTTTGCGCGCACTCAGGCGAAAAAGCTACTCACTGAAGTAGATTGTTCTCTGTTTTATGACTACGATACGGAATTACTCTCACCAACACATCATCAATTGAGATTTTTAATCTTTAACAAATACAATATTTTGTTACCTTATAAACATCTAAAATTTTTGACTGAGAACAATGACGAGAAAAATTATCAGTACATAAACGAGTACTATCCTGGTTTACTAACTATAGAAAACCATGGATTTACTGATAAGATCGCTAAGAATCTTATGGATTTTGCAACAACATTAGCGATGAAGCATGGACAGATTTTTGATATAGCAGTGTATACAAGCATAGTCATGCAATTAATATCTATAACGGCTTGTATATATTCTATGTCAAAATTGAACACGACGACTAATTACATAGTACAAAGTCTAGGACTTACAGCGGGACTAACAACTATCCTTGCTCAAATGACTTTACTAGCATCAAAACAGGTTGCTAGTAGTCTACCTATGTTTTCCAACATAGTATCTAGCCTAGTAGAACGTCTGACAGGACAAACCATGGTCACTGAAGAACAGCTTACAGAAGACCAAAAAGTTGTGTATGATATGATTAAGGCACAAGTTACTAGTCATATAACTTCTAACCTGAAGAGTAAAGGTTTAGACATGAATGTGGTAGAAAATCATACAAATACTGTCACAGGACAAGTGTCAACTTGTACACAATTTGGATTTAAACGATGGTTTGACGGATTAAACACTGAAAGCATAATTCGTTTCGTTTGTAGTCTTGTAGCTGTTGGAATAACCGTCCTTTCATCTTTGACGGGAAAGAAATTCGACGTAACTATAGCTCGTAACTGGCAAGTTACTAGAGCAATTCGAGACACATCAAATACGATCTTTGACTTTGGTCAATCTTTCTTACAAGACGTATTTGGAATGTGTTTAGGAGAAGATGCTGTAATTATGGCACAACATAGCGACATGGAAAATAAAGCCAATATGTTTCTGACTAAGCCTAACCATTGGTTTATGGAAGATTTACAAAGAGTTTATGAATATAATGCTTTACAAGTACAAATCGGACAGAAATTACAGTTAAAATCACAATCGAAGCAGTGGGAAAGCTTTAATCGTTTATTAAATTTTATCTATTTAAAAATGATAGATAAATCACGAGAACTTAACGAATTATTGCTTTCACATAGTGCTAGGCCAGAGACCATAGCAATGCAAATATTTGGATTGGAAGGTACTGGAAAATCTTATTTTGCAAAGAATTACTTATTGCGAGAAATAGCACTTAAAATGGGAAAAGATCCTTTAAAAAGTGTGCTAGCATTGTCTATTACAGACGATTATTTTCCAGTTCTAGCCGGACAAGAATTTGTATTGTGGGATGAATTTGGGGCTAGAAGAGAAGAAGACCCCATTTTCAAGGAAATGAATAATATATTAAGTACAAATTATGTTAATTTGGCAGGTGCTTTTGCAAAAACACAACCTTGCAATTGGCGACTACTTTGCCTAGGAAGCAATATGGCTCGGGTAAATGTTACAAAGAAATATCACGCTTCATCACAAAAAGCAATGTATTCAAGAATACATACGTATGAAGTTGAAAATGTTTATTGGGACGATGCAGCTTCCTTAGATGAAAAAGGAAATCAAGTAGTAGATCGAGCATCTATTAAATATAATTTGGACTGGACTCATTTGAAGTTTTATAAAGTGTTTTTGAACGACAAGGGAGAAACACTAGAAGATACCGATGGAAGACCACGGAGATATCCTATTACTAAAGAACAAATAGTATCTGAAATGGTATCTAGAATTTCATATGCAGAACGATTACATAATACTGTAATGCAATTAAATAAAGATCCTAGTATTACAGAACCTCAAAGAAATGCACAATTACAGCCAATATTGGATGAAAAGGAATCTTTTCAAACAATATTTATGGCTGGTTTGAAACATGAACACCAGGAATTACAGAAAAAGAAAGTTTTAGAAAAGAAAGAAGCTCCAAGAGTGGATAGAGAAAAAGCAATGAGAAATATAGAATTAAATCAAATTTCTCAGCTTTTGAAAACTTACCAAGATCTTGTGAGTGAATTGTCGAAAAAGACTTTTTCTCGACGGACTAATTCCGAACAACAGGAATTTTATAATAGAATGTTATTTTTAGGCAATACTGTAGAAGGTATTGTCTCATCACAATTAATTTCTGAATTTCATGAAGTACAAACATCTATTGTTACAACTCTCCCAGATTTATTAGGAAAGATACAAGCAAAATTAAAATCTTTTGCTGGAGTAATGCTTTTGGGAAAGAAAAACATTTCTTGGATAGGAACACCTTTAGGTCATGAAATTGTACCCTTTTCTAGTGAAGTATATCGAAAATCTATTTTGATGAGTGGTCAGGATATTTCCTATGAAAATTCATCTGTAATAGGAAAGGTACAAGATTTACCTGAAATATATTGTAGTATCTTCGGAAAGAATACTGTAAATGCTTTGAGTTACATAGAACAGTTTCTCGTAATAAATGAAGGAGCCGAACATGCAGATGTAATGGATTTCATTGATAGCTTTGTTAGCCGAATACGAAGACCTATAATTATTTTAGAGACACCTGATACTGTGGGAAAGCTTAGTTTAACTTCTTTTTCAACACAGAAAATATATGACAAACAGAATTTGTTAGATAGTTTCAGTCACTCACTACTTTTACAACTTGAGAAAACGAAAGATTCTTGGGAAATAAGAGTAGTTAAGAAGGTAGATTGCTTAAGTTATCTACAGCCGCCACATTATAATGCGCTTGAGCATATGGAGCGAGTTTTACAAGAGACAGTTGATAATCATAATGAAGAAGTAATTGACAATAACTTCACCATACTGATTACTGGAAGAACTGATACTGGTAAAACACGACGAGCTATAAAGATTGCTGAAGATTTTCGAAAACTATTTAAACTTGAAGTTTATACTGCTGTTGCAAATAATTTGAAAGATATTCAACAAGAAATTTCCAATAAAGAGAAGAAATGTATTCTTGTAACGAATGACTGTTTGCATAAGTATGATGACTATTGTTCTTTATACGGAAGTTTACCAAATGGTAGTATTGTTATAAATACTGCCAATATGGATTTTTCCCGTTCATCTAGTTTCTTTTATTCAATGGGTTTACCATTAATGAAGGGAACAGCAATAACATCGGGAACGATAGCCAAAGTTTTTGGATTTAAAGGAACACATGAAGCAATCTATGAAGCTAAGCACCAAATGGATGCTTTAGTGCAAGGTAAAAATGTTGTGATATCAAACCATAACTGTAGTCTTGAAGCTGAGGAAGGTTGGTTTAGACGTACAGGCTATGATGAACCTATGAATACTATGTCTGGTAAGGTAGTTTATCCTTCTTTAGCTAAAAATTACCATTTTGAAATGAAGGAGGGATATACACCATTCAGAAAAGGTGAGCGTATATCAGAAACAAAACTGAATAACGAATTGTTTGAGGGATATGTTCACTTTCTTAGTAAATCAGAGGAAGTATGTGTAGTACAAGTCGATTCGCCTGTTTTGATAAAGACAATGATGGTGGCAGATATAGATATTATTTTCCATGCGGACACTACATCTACGTTGTTACGTGCATTACAATCTAAAGCACTATTAACGACTGCATTGTTATCGCCTTCATCATCTATTGGTATTTACCTTTCAGATAAATTTATCAAAACAAAGCAGAATGATTTTTCTGTGGAGGGATTTATGTTACCAAAACAAAAAGAATTTTTACGCGATGACATAACAAAATTTGCAATATCTTGTTTTACGTACCTACGCAAGGACGTAACCCCTTATGTCGTAAAAATTTCTACAAATGATTACCTAGCTTATTGTAAAGGAAGTACTATTTGGATTTGTGATTCATCAAATGGAGTGATGAATGATACAACTTTTTCCACGAAAATCAATGAATCAGATAAGAACGTAGAAATAACGTTTAATACTATAAAAACCAACTGGTCTTTTGAAGATTTAAGAAGGTTTTATGAGTACGGATATACAGGCGTTATTGAAACACATCGGAATTTACCTCGGGAATTTTTGTACAAGCTCTCAATGTATGAGGACACCTTGAAGGAAAATAAAGAATATATGAAACACTATCTGTCTTGCGCTGTTGTAGAACAGCAACGAGAATTTGCTTTAATGGCACGTAAAAAGTTCGAAGTAATGTCTAATTCGATTTTTACCCCAACAATATTAAAAGTAATAGGAGTATTATTTTTAATCTCATTGTTAGCAGCAAGCATAACTGGAATTATCTGGTTATGTGGTGGTTTTAAAGAGAAGAGTGAAGCTGAAAACCAAGCAAATGAAAATCTTCATATTCCTGTTCCTTATCAATTAAAATTGGACCCTTTCTTTCAGGATTTCCTTGAACATGAGACAGTTTTTATTAAATCTCTAGAATCGGATTATACATTGGAAGATCATGTATCAACACAGCAATCTATTTACTGGATAGAAGTTGAAGTAAAACCTACTGACCCAACAAAAGCTTTAACACAATACTTACAATGTGGATTTAGAAGATTGGAAAGTACGCAAGATGAAGAAAAGAAATTTGAATCTTTTGAATTATTCGTACCTAACGGTTTTGATATGTCTTTAATAACAAAACGACATATGAAAGCCTTTAGAGAGTTTTATAGATCTTTAGAGCTCGATGAGAAAATAGAGAAAGACAGAAAATTGTCAGAACACATAGTAAATCAAAATTTACAAGTGGGAGTTGCAACAACTCAAACTACGCCAGTACCAGATAGATCAGCATTAGGTAGAAGAGAATCTGATACAGAAGTGAGAGCACGATTAAGTAATGTAGGAAAGATGCTAGCTAAGTTAGTGATTCATAGTTTGACAACTCTGAAACAAAGTCAATCAAGAACTTATCAAAAAGAATTGCCTGTATTTAAGGCTACGTTAAGCGATATACAAGAAGATGAACTTGATCCTTTGAACGATGGGTTTGTTAAAACTCAGAGCGTTGAAACATTGCCTCCGCACACACAAAACAGTACCGATATATTATCTTCTATAGTACAACACTTTAGAAGAGCTGTAGTAAGAGTGAGTACAAAGAAATCTTCGTTGCACGGAATTAATTTCAAAGATGATTTGGTTATTACTACTTCACATTTATATTTATATGACTGTGAGGAAGAAGAAACCTTTATTGAAGATGATTATTGTCATTCTTTGAATAATGGAAAGAAATGGAAAGCAAAAATAAAAATTTTGATGCGTTCCAACGAAATAACCATTCTTCAAATTATGGACAAGAAGCGTCCTATGGGTAAGAATTTAATTCCCTATTTCACGAGAGAAATAGATCTACCGAAAATTAATGATGTAATATACACTAGAGTTATCGGAGACAATAGTATTGAATATCATTATGGTAATGCGACACTTTTTACATACTCTGAACAAAAGCCATTATATGGCAGTGGCGGAATGGCAATTACAGAACGTGCTTACGACGTATCTTTTGTGAAAACATTCTTTAGTTTGGCCAAAAACGGTGATTGCGGATTTCCCTATTTTGCAAAGGACGCAACAATGGGAGGTGCAATTTGTTTAGGCATGCACGTAGGCATGTGGCGAACTAGCAATGTTACAATAACTGTATTGGTAACGCAGGAAATATTGAAGGGAATGTGTGAAGCTATCGTAAAAGATACTTGTGAAGTTCATTCCACGGTTGAATATCCCTACAATAGATCTAGCGTTATTGAAATAGCTATGAGAAAGGACATAAAAGAGCATGTTGAAAAGTATTACTCTGTGAAACCAGTAATAAGTACTGAACTGGCTGGTATTTTGGAACATGCAGACTATGATAGTGAGATCTTTCCACCATGCGAAATAAAAGGAATAACGAATCCTACTATAAGAGAGAATATAGAATGGCTTGGTTATAACAAATTTTGGAATTTATCAGGAAAGCCAGAGAAATCAAAGTTTCTTAGGTCGCCTTTGTCTCGTTTAATAAACAGAGAAGTTATTCCTTGTTTGAATACCCCTGCTATTCATGACTATCACTTGTTAAAGGATAAAAGTAATCTTGTAGAAATGTCTAATGGTACTCCTTCTATAATGTGGACTCAGATAATGAAATATGGACAATTTTGTCCAGAATTGTCAGATGAACGTTTACAATTCGTACTTGAATCATTGTTTCCACATTATTTGGATATGTATGGTACTACCAAGCATAAATTTTTATCAGTTTCAGAAACTATAAACGGGTTACCACCTGGTGGAGTTTTAGGAACCGGATTAGATAGAATTAACTTGGATAGTAGTCCAGGCATAGTTTGTCAGAAGTTGTTTAAGATAACATCTAAGAAAACAATTTTTAGACGATTAACACCAAAATCAGTTTCATCGAGAGATCATTTTGTATTTGCCGATTCTGAGGCAGGAAGATACGTTAGTGAAGCTTATAAATATACACTTTCTGATCTCGCGAAGGGACTGTCTACAATTAGACCTTTTAAAGACGCATTAAAATCTGAACTTATTCCTTTGGATAAAGCAGCAATAGGAAAGACTCGACTTTTCACAGTATGTGATGTAGTTGATCTTCTTGTTACACGAACAATCTGTGGTTCTATGATGGCAATTATGAAAAATAAACGAAGTATTGGACACTGCCAAGTAGGAATAGATCCTATATTAGAATTTACAGATTTATATGCCCGATTAAGCCAAATAGGTGTTAAAGCAATTGCATTCGATGTTAAAAACTTCGATAAAGCTGTTCATAGAAAAATTGCAAAAACGTGCTTTGACCTATGGGCTAAAGTCTTCTCTTATGATCCAGAGAAGAGTGAATCGGAAGAACTTGTAACAAGGGCATTTGATCATGTAGCTCTTCAAACTATACATTCACTTGTTATTTCACGCGGAAATATATATTTCAAACATAGAGGAGTACCTAGCGGCTGTGCAGTCACCACATACATCAATTCAACCGTGAATGATTTTAGCATGGTAATGGTGCTTCTTCAGTTTTTGAAGGATATAAATCTGCGAGGATTTCCACCGACAATGAAAACAATCTTAAAGAACTTTGATTGGATAAATTGCGGAGATGATTTTGTTTTGGTTATTTCAGACGCTTTGACCAGCTATGTAACGTTTGAATTATTTCAACAATACTACAAAGACTTATGTGGTATGGAGATAACTAATCCAGATAAAATCAGTACAACAACTGGTGTTCGAGACTTGGAAGGAATCGAATTTATAAGTCGCAGATTCGTACGTGATCGAGGTTCGAATATAGCAATTCTAGCTCCTTTAAAGCTTATTTCACTAGGAAGTTTTGTCCATTGGACCACATCACTGCATGATAATCATCTGCGTGAATTGGTTTTTGGCGTTCTCCTTGATGAATTGGCATTACACGAGAAAGAAGTGTATGAAGCATGGACAAGAGAACTACAGGCTGTAGTTATTCCATACTTTCGAGCACGAGGAAGTACATCGAACGAACTTATTCCTACCTGGTCTACGGCTAGAGAATATATCCGTAGTTTGATAGCAGGCGGGTCAAAACGTCAGCCCAACTTTGGCATGGGCCGCCTTATCAGTGAAAACTGTCGAGCTTTCACTGGAAAAATTGAACAAAACAACGTAGAGACTGTAACGAACAGCGAGTTTGCTCTACCAGCGAAGAAATCTCAGATTTCAAAAATATTAACTGAATTACCTGACAATCATAATTCAGAAAACGAACAAGGCAATATGTGTGAAGATAGTCAAGATATGCTCCTTTTAGGAAAAGTTCTTTTAAAAACACATTGCGAGTTTGCCTTAAAACTCGTACCAACTCAAACACAACCACGACCATGGGAACACGTAATGGTATTTGCGCCAATTCCCCAGCACAATGAGATCGTAAGACACTGGCAAGTAAAACTTGACGAGGCTTCTGGGCTCCGATACTATGAAAACGTTAACGACTTACGTTTTATTGGCTTTCTTTCACAAACAGTTTTGAATGTTGACAAGGAATGCAGAGTCCAATTAGATCCTAAAGACCTAGCTTCTGAAGCAAACTCTTTTTCAGATAGAAAATATCAAGTTTGCCGAGCGCAAAAATACGGCAGCTACGAAGTACTGAGCCTAACAAACTCAATGTTGCCAGAAACTCACTTGACACCGAGTGTGGAGATCGACCCTGTAACCAGAGATCCATCTAGCTATTTCGAGGTAACCATGGAAACACCTAAATGCAGACACGACGATAAGTGTAGTACATTTTGTACTCACCGACTAAAAGAGTCAGAAGAGAACTTTGACGAGGTCGTCGTTCCGTCCTTAATAGGCCAAACCGAACATGAGTTTGATTTCTATTTTGGGCCGGAACAGAGATGGATAAATGTTAACTATCCACTATCTGCAATGTCTCGAAGAGCTAGAACTTACCGAAACGCCCCTTTTCTTGAAAAATATTTTCGAGCAATCTTTACACATACTGCAAAGATGGGCGTAACGATGGATACAGAAATAGATCATGAGACGGGTGAAGAAGTCGGAGTAATGCCAGCATGTGATGAGCATGTAGGTACCAGCTATCATGACGAATCAGTTGGTTGTACACATCATCATTGTCTCAGTGACTATCATCAAGATGAAGGAACTAGAATGCACATAATTTCTAGTGATCTAGGAGTTGATGAACACGAAGTAAAGAATTGTGTTGAACACTGTAGAGAGGCTTTCAAGATGAAAATGCTTCTAACAGGAAAGCAACCAATAAGAATGACTGATGACGGAATTTCCCATATCCTATCAGGATCTGCCTTACATCAAAGATTTGATAAGTGGTTTAAGCAAGCACGCCAAAGGCGCGAACTTTTTGGAGCTTGTTTACAGCAAAACTCACCAGCCACGCACTCATCGGCAATCCCTTCGGGAGGATCAGAGATATCTGCACCGATAATTTCAGCAGCAACATCAGGCATTTCGCCTCATTCAAATGATGTGACACAGACGGCAGGAAATATTCCTCTAGTTTCAGCAATAGTTTCAGCAGATTCCAAATCTGATACTATAATGCCCATTGCTTTGCAAAATCCTTTAGCAATATCCACCGTAAATTTAAAGCGAGGTGGCATCTTACATAGTAAAATAGATGCAGCATATAATCGCTTTTATACGATTGGAGGAGAAGTATCAGTTTCATCTGATACTCAAATGGGAGCAGAAATTTATAGAATTGGATATGGACCAGATATGCTTGGAGGCCATGCAAAAGATTGGATTAAGCTACACGAAAGATATGTAGGATCAATTGATGCAGAAGTCTTCATAGTAGGAAGTGCTGTGTTCAGAGGAAAAGTTATGGCATGTGTTTTTCCTTTTACGCCTCCAAAAGAAGTTACTTTTGAGATGATGGAAGAGTACGGAGCTTTAACTTTGCCACTGAATAGTGATGGAATATTACCTCTCCGTTTGTCACCAGTTTCAGGCACTACTTTAAGAGCTTATTTCAACTCATCAACACCATTAACTGATGATATCCGACCAACACTTATCGTTAAAGTATGGGCAAGTCTACAAAATCCAATGGATAGTACAAAAGCAGCTTGTATTTTCAAAATAAGAACACGTATGGGATCAGACTTTATGGCAGTAAAGCCTAAATTTTTATCTGCTATAGCACCACTCCCTACTTCAGGATCTTTATCAGTGCCATCGTCAATAGGACAACACATTAGTGGATTATCACTGGGAGACATAATGAAAAGTTATGGTTGGTCTGTACAAGAAGATACAAAATTTAATATTTATATTGATGGCCAAACCTACCCAAGATTGACTAGTGAACCTATTGTATCATCAAAGGATAATCGAGTTTTTGGAGATACTCTTACTTTTTATGATAAGATAATAAAGACCGATAACCAAGTGAAGTTTACAGCGGGATTCAATGCTTTTAACACACCAGCAATTGGATATGCTAGAAACCAAATACCAGGATGTGCAGCCTTAGTTAGTGAAAACATTGACTTTGGTGTGGCTCTATATGGAGAAAATGATGTAGGTATAAATATTTATTTAGCAGAATCAGCAGGAAGCATCAATTGGGGAGAACTCACAAAGTGGGCTACCAAGGTGAACCTTGATCTGCAAAATACTGTTTTCGGACCATTGAACAGACCTGATAAAGCCAATTTGCGGTTGGATTATGTCGATGGATATTTCGGAGAATCTTCTGGATTTATTACTGCCGTTGGTGACATGGGTCACATTCAACATGGTGGAGAAGAAAATTTATTTTTCTTTCCAAGCCGTGTGGCGGTTCATAACGAAAATTGTAAATATCATCAATTTTTACCAACTCCAAATAGGAATTTTGACGAGAATAGTTTAAAGATATTGACAATAGAAGATCGCATTGTTAATACTATGAACATGATGGGGCGAAAAGCATTTATATCTACTATAGGTGTACAAAGAACGAATCCAGCAAAACCAGCGTTAACCGGATTTATAAATTACAGTGATAAGATCGAACTTGTTCGAGATTATGGTCCTACTAATGATGCAGCAAAATACATCATAAAAGAAGAAGAAATGGGATCAGAAGTAGTGGCTCTTAGAGTCGTATCTGATTTTGGTACTATGGACATTGTATATACATCTTATAATATCCGATTAAAAGGTAGAGACTGGGGAAATCCTGGTTTTACAATTGCTGAATCATTGATGAGTGGAATGGCTACTTGTAACGTTGAGAAATTGTATACGTTGCCGACAGGTAACCTCATTTGTACTCCAACCTCACAAATGTATGATTTCACTTATTCATTGCCAGGAGATCAGGCAGCATTAGTGTTTGGGCAAAACGATTGGGCAATTACACCATCTGACTATCAAGGCTGGATTATGAATCCTTCAACTGAAAGAATTAATAATTTCTTTATAAGACTTTTTGCAAATTTCTTAGGAGATAGCGATGATATGCTATCATTCGCATTGTTAAACAGTGTAACTGGAAACAGAGATCTGTACGTGCGATATTATCCACAGTTTAGAGAATTCATAATCAAACTACAGCAACAAACACCAGGACCAGGTACTTACAAAGTATATAATGGTGGTCCCCCTGAAGAATTAATAGTAACCGATATTGCTATTGAAAGTAAGGCATCCATCTTTAATTATACAGACATACGTGCTTGGTTATCACGAGGCGGACTTAACTCCCGCTTCGGCAAAACCATTGCTCATGATCCTCCACAAAATCACGCCATGCTTGCCGGCATGGTGGGAGGAGGACTACTACAAGGAGCAGGACAGGCCTTGGGCTCTTATTTCCAATACGCTCAGCAGAAGAAAATGCAAGACGATAGATTTGATAAACTATCGCAACTGAGCGAGCAAGGATACGATCAATCCTATGAACTGCAAACTGCAAGGTTAAATCAAGAACTTAACAACCAGCAAGAATTAGCACATTATAGAAGAGATCTAGATATTAGCTCTAGTTCAGGAGCTATTAACGCGCAACACTATGGTTTAGGCACACCTCAACAACAATTTGTCTATTCTCATCAGTTTACGCCTAGTAGTAACCCGAAACAACAACCTAGCGACGACGATTCTGAAAGTTATGTGTCAGCAGGTGGATCAACTTATGGTTCATTTGCTACGCAAAGTACCGGATTTGGTTCAGCTGATCAAGGTAGCTCCAATACTGGAAGCTATACATCAACTGATCCATACAACTTTACAGGTAAGTTCTAACCTTATTAGAACAATTGTTTTAGCGACCTTAATTTAGCTTAGTTTTAAGAAAGACACGCTTGTTATCAATAACCACTAAGGAATTTAAAGGAATTCAATGCGACCAATTCCTCTCTATTTACGTAAAAATGAAGTATCTAGAATTCTGTCGTGTGGCGAATCAGTAATGGGCATCTTTTAATAAATTTTAGTATTATTTTAAGTTTTTCAAAAATGGCACTAGTGTGCTACCAAGAGACATAGAATTAGCGTCTTCTGCGTTAATTTATCGAACATAGGTTTTCACGGTTTATTTTTCTACCGTTCGAAGTTTCTTTTAATTTTCATTTATTAATCATATAAATTTCAAAATTATAAAATC